ATACGCTAATTGACTCTAGATAATCAGCCGCGTTACCCAAAGAACTTGCAGTATTTGTAAGTTCAATGTATCCGTAACGTGTCATAAAGCCTACTACTGGCTCTAGTGTAGATGGATCTAGTACAACGCCTGTGCTCATTAATGGCACGTATGGGCAATAGAATGCCGCGGCGTCTGATTCTGCAGAACCCTTATAACCAACTAGTACTGGAGCAGAGTCGGAAGCGAATGAATCAACAAACACTTTCATTGCACCGTTAAGAGTACCAACCATCTTTGTGTTAGTTGGTGCTTCAAATGTACCTTCAGTTGTACGAGCAAATGCAGAAGTTGTAGCACTTTGTAGAACTGTTAGAGCGGCTGGTGAAACAACTGCCCAGTTACCAGCGCCACGACGTGTACGCTGAGCGATTCTGTTAGCGGCTCTGTTAACAATAACTGCTAACGCGGCATGCTCATCACCAACGAAAGTAGCAGTACCTGATACAGCGGCTTGATCGTAGCTGAATCCAGTAGATGCTAATGAACGTAGTGATCCAAGAACTTCTTGGTCAATTTCAACAGTAATTTCTTGTGCAAGTGCTTGCATAATTTCTGCTTCAACGTCAATACCATGCATTGCTTGTGCGTCTTGTGCCGCTTCAAATGTCCAGCGAGCTGATAGCTTACGTGACTTTGCTTCGACAGTTTGTTTCATGATCTGAACGTTAATTCTGTTTCCAGCGGCACCTTCTAATACCGAAGTATTAGCGGCAACACCAGCTGATGTACCGGAATAAGCAGTAGCAACCTTAAATGGTGATAATGCTTCTTCGCCTGCAACTGCGCCATTTGCTGCCGCATCGCCTGCAACTGTATCAGCATAACGTACACGTAATGTGTGGATCTGTGATACTGGTCCAGTCATTGGCTGAACACCAACGATTTCGTTAGCAATAACTGTTGGCATAACACGACGGATAACTGGTAGAATAACTCTGTTTAGAGTTGCTACGTTACCGGCTTGTGTTGCGCCTGATGTTGCTTCACTTAAAAGTGATCTCTTAGTATTTTCTAAGATTACACTCATTGTGGATTTTTTAGTTCCTGATAGACCTTCTAGCAGGGCATCTTTTGTCTCGCCCCAGCGGCCTTCTAATAATGCTGTTTTCATTTTACCTTATTCTCCTATGGGTAAGTTAAGTTATCTAAGCCCTGCAAGCTTCTTCAACTCGATTACAGTAGCAAATGCGCCACTATCTTCGGCTTCTACAGAAGGACTTACAGATTTCTTATTCCCAGTAGCTTCAACGGCTTCAGTTACAACTTTTGCTGTTTTAACTGAATTAGTACCACCTAATACTGCTGGTAGATATTTGTCAAATTGAGATGCTAATTTTTTAGTCTCAACAGACTCTAGTAGCTCGCTCATTACAGCGGCTTTTTCCTTATTTAAAGGTTTCAAAAGAGAAGTAAGGGAATTCTTACGCTCTTGCGAGTCTTTAATAATACGGATTTCTTTATTCTTGGCTTCAACGAGGGTATTAGCTTCGCTAATTGCGTTAGTAGCTTCAGCAATTTTTTGTTTGTCGGCGTCAAGTCTAGCATGTAACTTAGCAATTTCTTTGTTCTCGTTTAAATGAGTAACAGCAAATTCACTTGCTACAGCTTCGAAAATCTTTCTTCCAAACATATTTTCTCTAGCGATTGTAATATCTTCTTTAAGTTGAGCCAACTCTGACTCTAGCTTCGAGGAAACTGCTTCTTTAACGAGAGCGGCTGACTTATTAATAAAGTTCTCTTTTAGCTCTGCCATTTTTGATTTGGCTTCGGCTACTAGTCTAACTTTAGTTTCGACAACTGCTTTCTTGTCCTGTTCAAATTCCTGGATTTCTTCTGCAAGAGTACTAACAACAAACTTTTCAAGTTTAGCAATGCTATTCTCGTATGTTCTGCGGTCGTTACGTAGTTCTTTAACTTCTTCAGCTAATTGCTTAGCCATGAACTTATCAAACTTGTTAGCTGATTCAACCATGCGAGTGCTAAACTTTGCACGATCAAGTTCTAACTGTTTCTTCTCTTCTTGAAATTCAGTAATTTCAGTAGTTAAATTTTCGGTTACCATCTTGTCTAGAGCTTCTACCATCACACTCTTATCGTGGTCGTACTTCTTCGAAAACTCATCACGCATTTCTGCACGGATCTCTCCGCGAGCTTCTGTTAACTTAGTTTCCCAAGCCTCAGAAATTGCTGAACGAGTTTCTTCGTTTACGATTCCACTATCTAATAATGGTTTTAAAGCATCAAACATAGATTTTTCTCCTATAATTTCAGTTCTTTGATAAGACGTGTTACCGTCTCTTTCAAGTATTTTTGTACTCTTTGATCAGTAGCGGCTTCACCTGCCACTTCTAGAGCTTTATGACCGCCATTCATATTAAGCAAACTTTCATAGATTGCTTTAGGATATGCATGCGGGGCACTAGGTTGTGCCACAATGTCAACAGTAATAATATCAAAATTGCTGACATGTCCTGACGCTTCATTAACGTCACCTGAACCACGCGAGCTAACACCTAGCTTAACGCCTGCTTCAGACATACTCTTAACCATCTCACCCATTGGTGTTGGCAAGACTTTTAACTTTCCATAACCACAAGGCCCGTCCATCCACAT